CAATCCTTGTTGGTGTTGTGCGAAGCTCTGATTCTAAAAGTAGAAAATTTATAAACATTATCCACGGATAAAAGGGTAAAAATAAACATTGGAATATCATTTTTCTATCTCCCCTATTAACATTTCGTGAACATCGTCTGAATCTTCATACTCATAACATATTTTAGTAACATTTTCTTTAAACTCCAATAACTTCCCATTCTTCTTTTGAAGTGATTCTATTTCTTGGGCTTGTTCTAAAATAATACTACCTATCTTACCACAAGATTCATATTCTTTAGCTTCTTCCACAGATAACAGTTTTGTTTTAGTCATTCTTGTCCTTCTTTCTTTTTAGATAATTCTTCCTTAGTTTGTAAATATATTGTACTTACACAAGGCAACACTTCTTTATTATCATAATCTTTTAAAAATGTATGTGTGTAATTCTTTGCAAAAGTTCTTCTAAACTCAATACTCTCTTTTTCTATTACCAATAAAGATAATAATGTAATTGATTTATCTACCATATACTCGCCCTTTCCAAATAAAGACACAACGGAACTGTAAGTATAGATGCTATTGCCAATGCTATCAGTAATGCTGTAATTAGCTTACTCTCGTTTTCTTTGTCTTTTATTCGCTGTTTTTCTTTTGCTGTTGTCATATTAGTTGTCCTTACCACTTCTAAGTCTATCAAAACTTTCAAGTGTTTTCTTGTGATTTATCATCTTATAATAATATTTAATAAATACTTTTTCAGGAACAAAACTTATCCACTCTGGCGATTTACCAAACAAACAACATAAATAAGAATAATCTTTATCCATTTGTGGTGCTAGTTTCTTAATAGTATGTCTTGATGGCATTCTTCGACCTTTTTCAATATCACATAGATACTGTGGACTTATACCTAAATAGTCCAAAGCAAAGTCTTTTTGTGTTAATCCTCTTTTTTCTCTACAATCCTTTAAAAGGAATCCTCCTATTTCACTCATAACTACGACCCTTTCTTTTGTTCGTTGTTTAACTAAATCTTAAAATTCTTCTTTTCTCAAAACTATACTTTAACATAACTTTAAGATTTTCTAGCATATTAAACCTTATATTAACATCAGGGTAATTATGATATGTAAAATCCATTTCCCAGTCTTTAATAACATTATATACTTTTCTACATTCTGAAGGTGTCATTTTACCATCACAATCGGAATGGTTTAAAAATATGTCTAAATCATCGTTGCATATTTCATTCCACCTTTCCCCTATTTTTATTCTTCTTTCTGTTATTGGAGTACCCCCAGTATAAAGCATACACTCTTTATATATGTCTCCAAACTCCTTATCATATTTGCTAGCCAAAGCTAATCTAAATTGCATAAATGTAATATATCCATTTTCATATTCAACATCACACCCTTCAACTCTTAAATTTAATCCCATCTCTAATTCTCCTTATCTTGTTTCACTACCAGCCCAAGATTTTACTTTATTCTCCTGGTGCTTGCGTTGTTCTAATTTAGGGTTTAACTCTGGGTGGTTCTCAAAAGCTTTTCTTCTAGCTCTAGTAACGCTAGGATGATTAAACCTGCGTAAAACTTTAAGCAAAAACTTCTCTTCAGCTAGGCTAAAGTTAAAATGTTTATCGGCCACTCGGATAAATAGTAAGTTATCGTCTGATCTTGTAGCTTCGTTTTCCTTTAAGATCGATAATACTTGTGTATATTTGTCTTTCATTTTCTAGTCCTCCTTAATATCGGTTACGTTACAGCCCATTGCTCGAGCATACTTAGTAGATATATCGTGCTTAGTTAATCCAACCTTCATGAACCTATCTACGCTATTTTTACTTCTTCCTAACTTTTTAGCTAGTTCAGGAGAAGTCCAGTTTTTATCCTGCATATATTTTTCTAATTTAGTCATTTTTTCTCTCCTTATTAGGGTTGAAGGTGTCTTGGTTTCGATCCAAGTTCTGGTGTCCGTTTCGAATTACATTAAGGATTAACCCACCTATCTTAGTAACCATACTATCGAACCCCTGTTTTTACCACTTAAACTAACACCCTCATAATTTACTTAGAACGGAATCTCATCGTCAAAATTATCTTCGTCTGGGTTTGAAGCTGGGTCACTAACTGGTTCACTTTGTGTACAACCCTGTGTACCACCTTCTCTTTTATCAAGAATTTGAAGATCTCCGCTATAAGGCCTTAATACGACCTCAGTAGAATATCTTTTTTCTCCTGAAGAAGTCTCATAGCTTCTAGTTTCTAATTTACCCTCGATATAAACCTTAGAGCCTTTTTTAAGATACTTTTCTGCTAAATCAACTAGACCTGAATTAAATAGAACAACTCTATGCCATTCTGTTTTTTCTTTTCTTTCGCCTGAAGCTTTATCTTTCCAAGATTCAGATGTAGCTATAGATAGGTTCGCTACTCTTCCTCCGTTTTGAAAAGATCTAATTTCTGGGTCATTACCTAGATTACCTACTAATATTACTTTATTTATTGAGCCTGCCATTATGATGTTACCTCCCCTGTTTCAGGATCAACTACTTCTTCTTTTTCTTCCTCTTCTCTTAAATTCTCATCTAAAATAGTATCTTTTATTACTTTAATACAATTTGTTGATATAAATATTCCTTGAGTTGGAATTGTAATATCTCCATTAGATTTACTGTGATTTAGCTCAATCTTATTATGATCTTTAGGTTTAGTATCTGCAGAAACAGCAGTAGAAGATATAATAGCTCCTCTGTTAACTTCTTGACCTATCTGAGCTAAAGATTCATCTATAAGCTCTTGTAGGCTTTCTTTAATTTCTTTAGTAACCATTTTAGTTCTTTTATCAGTTTCAAGATTTTCTATATATTCTTGTTTAACCTTCTGTATCATAGTAGGGAAACAGTCTAATAATGCTTCTCTTTGATCTTTAGTTAATTCTAAGCTAACAGTCATAAAGCTTTTATCTCTTAAGTCATTCATCATATTTTCCACAATATCATCTGTTAAATTTGAGATGTTATCGATAGCAATTAGCTTCTTAAAAACATCTTTAGTTACTTTTTTAGCTACCTCGTTTTTTACTTTTTCAGTAATATTCTCCACTGTAGCTTCGTTGTTTTGTACTTTTTCGTTACTCATTTTAGTTTTCTCCTTCTGTTGTTGTGTTGTTTTGTTTAATTGCTAAATATTTTTTGTATCCTTCTTCAATCAATCTGCTAGCAATACTTACAGCCTGATTTATCTTTTCTATAACCTCTTCATCTCTATAGATCCTTATAGTATGGAACTGTAGGCTAGGGTCAACGTCTGGGTTATAAACGGTATAGTCGCACCACTTTCTATTAGAATCTCCTAATCCTTTTTGACATTGATATAAATGATCTGGTTTAACGTAGTTAAATAAAACGGCCCTAAGATGGTTAGCGGCATTCATGCTCTTATTTTCCCATAGGCCATCTTCTCCTACTAAACCATCTGGACTAAACCCACTATATTCACTTACTTCAATAAAACCAACTTCTAGAACTTCAACGTCTTTTTTAAATTCATATAAAGCCCTACTCTCTGGCTCTAATCTAGTTCCTCTAGCCATTTCTTCGGTTTGTTTTGTTTCTTGAACCTTACCTAGAACTAGCTCGATGATCTTCTCTTGTATAACAGTATTAGCTCCATCAGTAATAATTAAAGATCCGTCTTTTTTAGATTTAGCGCCTAGTATAGCCTTAGCTTTAGTTCCAGTTATCTTCCCAGCTCTTTTGCCATGCCACTCCTCTGATCCTTGCTCTATATCTTCGTGTATAATCATTTTCTAATCTCTTTTCTTCTTTCTTTAGCTAGTTCTATTACTTCTTCTTTATAAGAACCTTGATATTCGTCAATATATTTAACTAATTCAGAATCTTCTGTTATCTTAGAAATATCAGTATTTGCATTAAAGTAATCTTTATTAGATTTTAGATCTGCTTCATAACCCTTTGTAACACTATAAGTTTTATCGTATAAATCAATACCGAATTGTGATCCTAGAGTTTTTAACGCTCTTTTACAAGCATCTGTTTCAGCTTCTTTCATAGCTAACTCGTAAGCTCCTGCTATATTATCTACTCCTGCTATACCATCTCCAAAACCTGT